ATGCGCGAAAGATTTCTCAAATTGTATCACGGTGACCCCATGAGCATAAGTACAGCCAACCACATCTACGGAGAGCTTAGGAAGCGTGGTTACTCCGTAAGGAACTGGGCCATTGAACGTGGTTTCAGCCCCCGCACCGTACAGGAGTGTATTCACACTTATGCCCCTTGCAAGCACCGACAGCCAGCCGATGGCACTGTCTCATCGCGGATCATGGCGGGATTGAGTGAAACCCTTGGCGTGGCTCTGTATGGAGATGGCAAATGAAAGAGTGGTTCACATCCATGGAGCTAGTTAGTTTGCCGGGTATGCCTACTACGGTACAGGGCGTGCGATACCGCGCAAGATCTGAGCAGTTCAGTTCACGCAAATGTTCGGATGGCAAAGGCAGTGAGTACCATATCAGCTCCCTGCCCGCAGAAACCCGACGTTACCTGGCGGAGCAGGCCGTCGCCCTACAGGGGCAAGCGGTGACCGATCATGCGGCCGGCGGCAAGGCGATGGCCAAGCTGCTTGCCCGCGAGGTGCCAGTGAAGCCGGATGCGGGACGCAAATTGCTGACCCTGGGGGCCGCCGCCCGCAAGAAGGTAGATGCCCGGTTGTTGATCCTGCAGGCCGCCGATCTCTTCCTGGCACCTTATCAAGCCTGCCAGCAAGGGGAGGTGGGGCGTCGCGCTTTTATCGAGGCATACCGCACCCGCAGCCTGTCACTACCTGTGAGCGTCTATGAGCAACAAAAGCCGTTCAGCCTGATCACCTTGCGGCGCTGGCAAGGCACCCTGGCGGATGCCGGTCCGGCTGCGCTGGCGGGCAATTACCAGCGGGAGCGGCCATCCAGCGTTGAGCAAAGCCCGGATCTGGCCCGATTCCTCACGGCATTGATCACCGCCAAACCGCACTTGGCGAACAAGTGGGGTGCGCTGCATGAGCTGGCGACCCAGTACAGCGAGATGAACCAGCTTGGCTGGCAGATCCCGAGTCAGTCCTCCTTGCGCCGCTGGCTGGTCAAGTGGCTGGCAGAGAACAAGGTGGCCTTTACCTATGCCACCAACCCCGATGCCTACAACAACAAGTACCGCACCGCCATCGAGGAAATGTACCCCTGGATGGGTCAGCCCAACGACGTGTGGGAGTTCGACAGCACTCCCGTCGATGCCATGTTGGTGGATGGCCGCCACAGCATCATCGCGGTGATCGATGTGTTCACCCGTCGGGTGCGGCTGTTGGTGGCCAAAACCTCGTCGAGCGAGGGGATCTGCCTGCTGCTGCGCAAGACCCTGCTGGCCTGGGGCACCCTCAACGACAACGGGGTGATGCGCACCGACAACGGATCCGATTACGTGAGCCAGCGGGTCATGTCCATCTGCACCTTGCTCGGTATGAACGTCAGCCGATCCAACGCCTATTCAGGATGGGAGAAGCCGCATATCGAACGCTTCTTCCGCACTCTCTCTCACGGCCTGATCGAGTTGCTGCCTGCCTTTGTCGGGCACTGCGTGGCCGACCGTCAGGTGATCGAAGCTCGCAAGAGCTTTGCCGAACGGCTGGAGGAGAAGCGCAAGCCCAATGCAGAGAAGGAGATCTACGAGCTGGCCATGACGGCGGCCGAGCTGCAGATCTTGCTCGATGACTGGCTCGATGCCCGTTACCACAACCGCAAACACAGCTCACTCGGGATGACTCCCAACGAGAAGTACCAAAGCGCCCGCTACCAACGCCGCGCCATTGTCGATGAGTCGGCGCTGGATCTGCTGCTCAACCATATCGGTGAGGCCACCGTTTCCAAGGGCTTTATCAAGGCCGGTGGCCTCAAGTACAGCGCCCCGGAGTTACTGGAGAACAGTTGGAAGAGCCAGCGGGTCAGCGTGTTCCTCGACCCGAGCGATGTGGGCCGGGCCATTTTGTACCGCACCGGCGACTGGAACGAGCGGATCGAGGCCGTGAACCTCGATTTGTTGGGGAACGGGGTGAGCCCGGATGCCTTCCGCGCCGCCAAGCGTGCCGATGCCAAGGCTCTGGCGAGTTTCCGCCGTGAGATGCGCAGCCTCGCCAAGACCTTCGGCATCAACGAATTGCATCAGGATGTGGTGCGCCATTTCGTTGACCAAGCGCGTGATGTGGCTCAGTTCCAGCGCAGTGATCTCGGGCTCGATAACCCGGCATTGGCGGCGCTCTCAGGCATTGCCGCATCCACTGAACCTGCCCAATTCAGCGCGGCAGAGCTGGCTGCGATAGAAGCACGCCGCGAAGAAAAAGCGGCCCGTGCCCAGGCGACGGCCGGGCAGGAATCCAGGGCGCTCAAGACCGAGTACGAACAGGCCATCTATCTGGCCGAGAAGGAGTTGGATACCCCGCTCGGCGAGCGGGAGAAGGAGTGGCTGACCAAGTACCTCTACAGCCACAAACTGATGGCGAAACGGATTATCCGCCATCTGGAAAGTATCAGGGCCACTCGCAACGCCCATGCAAAAGGTTAGCAAGCGGCCCTGTAAAACAACCTCATAAGGACAAAAAGACTATGAAACACAAGATCGTCGAAGTCAAAAACATGATCAAGACCGAGCAGTTGCTCGACAACCTGCTCAACCGTTCCAGCATTGTCCCGGGCATCGGCCTGATCCATGGTCCCTCGGGCTTTGGCAAGACCACCGCCGTGGAGTGGCTGTTCAACCAGGACGAGGTGAACGGCATCTATGTGCGCTGCTACAAAGCCGACACCGTGACCAGCTTGCTGGAGCAGATCGCCAAGGAGATCGGCATTCCCCAGCGCCACAACCTGCGGGGCCAGGTCGATAGCATCGTCGAAGCGGTGCGGGCCGAGGAGCTGGCCATCTTCGTGGACGAGGCGGATTACGTGGTTGGGAATGCCCGCATCATGGAGACCCTGCGCGATATCTATGACGCCACCGAACAGCCGCTGATCCTGGTGGGGATGGAGGAGATTGCCCGTCGCATCAGCCAGCGCAAGCAGCTGTTTAACCGCATCTCTCAGTGGATCGAATTCAAACCCGCCGACCTGGAAGACGTCTCCCTCATCGCCAACGAGATGCTGGAGGTGGATGTGGAGATTGACGACGCCCTGCTGGACCTTATCCGCAAACGCTCGAACGGGGTGGTGCGCACCATCGTCTCGGCCCTGGACAAGATCGAGAAGATGGCCATGGCCTCTGATGCCCGGATTATCCGGCTGGAGGACGTGGACGCCAGCGAACTGCTGCATGACGTGCGCCGCAGCCGGTAGCCCGAGGACCAGCAAATAACAACAAAGCACGGGAGGGATACCAGTGGTTGATATCAACGATAAGTCCAAGACGGAAGAGGCTTGGTTGTGGATGTGTAAACAGGACTCGTTCGATATGAGTGAGTTACTCGCAGCGACAGACGTTAAGCAAGCAAATTTATATGCCCTGATGCGTCGTTGGTTAGCGAGCGGTCATCTCAGTTGCGTTGTAGAAGGGCCGTTGCGCCAAAGAGAGGTGTTTGGCTGCAATCGGTATCAAGTTTCGGATGTGAATGAACCACCCAAATTTGGCACCAATCAAGGAACTTGCATCTCTCGGAAGAAACGGAAAAGCCGGCGCAAGACCAGCCAACAAAAGATGTGGAACACCATGAAAATCAGTCGGGTGTTCACGTTGACGGAATTGGCGATGACCTCGAATTCAACCAGTAACCATGCAGGCGTCTATGCAAAAGCGTTGGCCAAGGCTGGTTACGTAAAAGTTCAGGCCAAAGCCATGCCACATCGTGGAGAGGTCGCCAAGTACCAGTTGCTGAGAGATACAGGTCGCTTTGCCCCCATTGTCCGCCAAAACGGTTGCTGGGATCAGAATCAGCAGCGGCTCTATCCGTTCCTGGTTGAGGAGGAGAAACATGGACACGTGGCTTGAGGTATTGCAAGCCGAGGTTGGGGCCAGCTCGTTGTCCGTGGTGGCCGAGAAGCTCGGTCTGTCCCGCACCACGATAAGCCAGGTCTGCAACGAGAAGTACCCAGGAGATCTGGCCCGGGTGCAGAAGCTGGTGGAAGGCAACCTGATGGGACACAAGGTGACCTGTCCCATTTTGGGGGAGATCCCGGTGCATCAGTGCCTGGCGTTTCAGCGCCGAAGAGCGGATGAGGTCGGGACCAGACCGATGGACATCAAGCTCTGGAAAGCCTGTCACAGCGGCTGCCCCCATAGCCAGCTCAGTGAGGATCAGCAACTGCGTCGGCCGATGCGGCTGGCCGTCGAACAGGTTGGCAAAGGCGTGGAGAAGGGCGCCCGCTATGACGCCGAGGCCACACTCTCCAGGTTGCGCCGCCAAGCGAAAAGCGATGGCGAGAACGCCAGCAGCAGCTTGCGCATCTTGGCTGAGCTGCTGGCCGAGGAGCTCAAGATCCTAGGCATCAAATACAACCGGCTGCTCGACAAGGGTGAGAAGCACGGCCAGTAAACCAGCGGGCTCGGGGTGTGCGGTGGGCCCAGTGAGACATCACAAGGAGAACGGGATGAACAGAAATCTGCAGAAGACCGCCGAGCAGTTGCGGATCTGGCTGACGGCGAAAGGGTGCAAGGTGAGTACCAGCCGGGTATGCCATACCCCCTTGCTGGCGGTGACTGGCCCCTTGCCCGAAGCAATGACCAAGCGGGCTGTGTGGGGGCGGGAGTGCCTCGCGGGTGTGGTGCGGGATGTCGCCATCGTGCGCTTTGGTGGTTGCCTGCTGCACTGGCGCCAGTAAGAGAACCAACGGGATTTATCAAGGAGAGCCTTATGCAAGAAGCACAGACCAGCAACACGACCCCGATGCGGCAGAACGCCCAGGGGCACTGGGTACCGGAGAACCTGATCGCCCCGGCCGACAAACTGCGCGATGAGGTGGTGATGGGCATCATCGCGGCTGCCAAGGAGGAGCGCTCACGCTTAGCTGCTTTCAAGATCGGCGCCATGCAGCAGATCGCCGATTTTGTGGACCTCTCGGCCGAGCGATACGGGGTGGCCTGGGGTGGCACCAAGGGCAATGTGACCCTGCTCAGTTTCGACGGTCGCTACAAGCTGATCCGGGCCGTGGGGGAGCACCGCAAATTTGATGAACGGATCCAGGCGGCCAAGGTGCTGATCGACCAGTGCATCGCCCGCTGGAGCGATGGTGCCAGCCCCGAGATCCGCGCCCTGGTGGACCACGCCTTTCGGGTTTCCAAGGCCGGTCATATCGACGTCAACCAGGTACTCTCCCTGCGCCAGCTCAACATCGACGACGCCGACTGGGAGCAGGCCATGCAGGCGATCGCCGACGCTATCCAGGTGACCGGTACCAGCCAATATCTGCGGCTCTATGAGCGCGACGCCCAGGGGCGTTACGTTCAGATGAGCCTGGATCTGGCGAAGTTGTAAGGGAGGCGTGCGCGATGGAAATCAACGTAGAACAGGCCGAAGAGCAACTGCAGCTCTGTGAACAGATCAGCGAGACCGAAGGCACCTGCTATCCCGATGACACCTATGAGGATGGTATCAAGGCCGCGTTGTTATGGGTGCTGGGGCTGGGCCCGGCGCCGTTGAGCGAAGAGGAGTACCAGGATCTGATGCCCCTGCAGTTCGAGCAGTGACAGTGCGAAACAGGGCGGTTGCGCCGCCCTGTCTGCCCGGCGTGGTGGTCGGGTACTGATGAGCAGCCGGAGGACGGATGGATAACGTGAAAGCACTTCTGAACACCAGCGTGGCCGATGCGAAAAGCTCCCTGGAATGCCTGCTGATGAGCAATCCGCAGCAGGCTCTGGACGATGCGCAACTGGCCGTTGACTTCATCAATCAGTACGGTCAGGCCATCAATCAGAAGTCCAGGATGGCCATGCTGGCCACCATTGTGAGCAAGGCACGAAAGCGCCTGGTCAAGTAAGCGAAACGGGGGGCTTTCCCCCGTCTGCCTGGCGTGGTGGCCAGGCACTGATGAGCAGCCGACCTGGGCCCAGGTCTTCACCGCCTCGAACAAGGAGCACGGCGATGACCAAAACAGAGATGGATATTCGGCTTACCAAGATATTCAGCGCGGCCGCCATTGCACAGGCGACCCCTGATAAACGGGCTGTGTGCAGACAGCTCAAGCAGTTTGATAGAGAGGCTCGTGCTCAAGGGCTGTTTGCCCTGGCAGGAGAGGCCAGCCAGATGCGCTGGCAGCTCGTGGCAGAGCTGCAGCAAGCCAGAGCAGCAGAGGTCAGTCATGGCGGCGTCTAATTGGCAGGCCCTGCTGGCCTATGTGATGAAGTTTGGCCCCTTGAACCAGCAAAGTGCGGAGCAGTGGCTCGATAGTCATTGCCCTGAGTGGCGCAATGGAAACGATGTGCCTGCCGGTCAAATCTGGGTGGCAAAAGTGGGGAGAAGTCATGACAGCAAGCAATGAACGCACTCGTTTGATCCGGCTGGTGCAGGTGGGCCGCCGCTCCCTGGGGCTGGATGAAGAGACCTACCGCGAACTGCTGACGCAGCAGAGCGGTAAGCGCTCTGCGGCAGAACTGACGATCCAGGAATTGGACAAAGTGTTGCTGGCCATGAAGGGAGCAGGGTTTAAACCGACTGTTAAACGTGGCGTAAAAGGAGGCAAGCAGAAGCGTTTAAGCCCGGTCAGCGGTACCCCAGTTCGGACGGCTGAGATAGGGGTGATACGGGCCATCTGGATCAACATGGCCAAACATGGCTTGCTGCGCGATGGCAGCGAGAGCGCGCTCAATCATTACGTTGAGCGCCAGACAGTACGACTGAATAACGGGATAGGGGTGGCCGAGGTGGCCTGGCTCAGCGAAGAGTTGGCTTACCCGGTGCTGGAGTCCCTCAAGAATTGGCACAAGCGGGGGATGGTTGAGGCGCTGCAGGCAGCCAAGCGTCCCGTTCCCCTCAGTAGGAGCGGGGCGCGGGTGGCGGGCTATCAAGCCGTGCTGGCGGCCTTCGAGCAGATGCAAGCGGAGGTACAACATGGATAGCAACCAGGAGAACCTGGACCTATTTGCTGATGACCATGAATCTCTGGGTCAGCTGGTGGACCGGCTTGACCAGATCCCGGCGGCCGAGCTGACCGCCAAGTGGCCCAAGGCGCTGGCCGAGCTGGTCGATGTGCTTGCCTGTGAGCTGGGGCGCGGCGGGATGGCGGCAGATAAGGCCTTGACCCAGGCCCGTAAGCTGGCATTGGTGCAGGCCCACTATATGGGGGGCCGCGCTTATTACATCCCCACCGGCGAACATCTCAAGGCGGCGCTGCGGGACCGAGCCATTTGGGATGAGTTCAATGGCCGCAACATCGACCAACTGGCTCGCAAACATGGGCTTTCTGTGCCTCAGACCTATGCGGTGGTGGCAGAACAGCGGGAGCTGACACGGCGCCGCCATCAGCCTGACTTGTTCGGATATCAATAGCGATGGCCCTCACGTTACGAACAAACCCCGCTCAGGCGGGGTTTTTCTTTTGGCTCCGATGTCATAGCTTAATATTTCAGCGCACGAAACATGGAGGTGTGTGTGGCAAGGTACATGCTATTGCTTGCTTCGATCATGTGGTCGGGGCTTTCCTTTGGGTCGGTAAAATATAAATGCGATGGGGAGTGGGTAGATTATTGGCCGTGTGATAAGGGCCAGGCGGATAACAGGGCTGATACGGATAAGGCCATCCAAGCAATGAAAGACCAGTTCGCAGCTAGAGCCGCAGAACCTGAGCCGGATATGGATACTACTGCTAACACCTCGGCATTAGCGAACGGCTGCGATAGTGAGGATGTGAAGTGCTTTGCTGACAAAGCCAGGTCTGATGCTCTGATTCCTTGCAAACATAGTATTGAAAGCAGGGCTCGGTACGATTTTGAATGGACGGACAGCCTATTTGGCAAACCGCTTTTTGAATTTGATTACATGTGGGGGATTCCTCCTAATGTTGTTGTGTATTACGGTTCGGCTTTGAAGGCCCAAAATGGATTCGGTGCCTGGAAAGAAATGTACTATCAATGTTGGTACAACGTCAGAACATCACAGATCGAAAGGGTAGTTTTGAGATAGCTGCATTCATGTAACCCACCATAAACCCGCCCCATTAAGGCCCCTCGGTACGCTGCGATAACGCAGTTAATCGAGGGGCCTTTTATGTTGCCTGATACCTATCCCATAGCGCTTGCCTGGTTGCTCCGTCCCGATGTGGAAGGGGGCGAGGTCAACCACCCGGCCGACCGTGGCGGCCACACCAAGTTCGGCATGGCCGATGCCGCCGACGGCAAGAAAGACGGCATGCTCGATCTCGATCGCGATGGCAGGCCGGACATTGCCGTCGGCGATGCGACCCCTGCCCACGCCCAGTTGTTTTACCGAGCGAACTACTGGCTGCCGGCCCGTTGCGACCGGGTTGATAGCGTCTGCCCGCTGATTGCCATCGCCCTGTTCGACGGCGCCGTGCATCACGGCCCACCCCGCTCAATACGCCAGTTGCAGCAGGCGCTCGGTGTCATGGTCGATGGGATGCTGGGCCCGCAAACCTTGCGGGTGCTGGCCGCCAAGACGGGGCGGGACGGTGGTCGGGCCCTGCTGCTCACGCTGCTTGAGATCCGCGCCGGCTTCATGCTCGGCATCGTGCGCAAAGACCCGAGCCAGTGGGCCAATGCCCACGGCTGGAGCAACCGCCTGCTGCGCCTGCAGAGCTACCTGCTCTTGACCCGGTTCGGGGAGGGGGCGGCATGAGCAAACCTAGCCTCATCAACAAGCGCCGCCAGGCGTTGCAGGGGATCCAGGCCGCTGGCTATTTCGGCATCCCCGAACTCAAGAACCCCCGTTACCTCGCCTGCTTCAAGGATGGGCGCCGCGCCCATCTCAAGGCCGCCCTGGCCGGTGCGGATCTGGAGGCCATCCCGCTCTACAGCCATCACGCCACTCGCCAATCCCTGTACGAGCAGGGCTGGCGGTCGGTAGGGGAGTTTGATCGCCTGCGGGCCCGTGCCCGTCTTACCCCAACCCAACCTAAGGAAGCCCATCATGCCTGATTCCCTGTTACCCCAAGCAAAGCCTGCGCTCAGGAGCCGCGCCGTCATCGGGGGCGTCATCGCCGTGGGGGCCGGTATCGCCGGCCTGTTCGGCGTGCCGATCGATACCGGAACCCAAGCCAGCCTGGTCTCCACCGCCGTGGATCTGGCCAGTGCCATCGGCGGCCTGCTGGCCATCTGGGGGCGCCTCAAGGCGACCCACGTCATCAAATAAGCCATCAAGTAGGGCAGGAGACACCCTTGAGCGACCCCATAGACCGCGCCCAGCAGCTCGACGCCGAGCGGACTGGGCGACTTATTGACGCCCACCGGGCAAGGCCCAAACCCCGTGGCGATGGCATCTGTTGCGATTGTGATGAGCCCATCCCAATTGCGCGGCTGCATGCCGAACCCGATGCGCCGCGCTGCATCGAGTGCCAGACCCTATTCGAGCGCAAGGAGGCAATCCGTGTGGGATTTCATCGTTAAGAACTGGGGGCCCCTGTACGCCCTGGCCAGTCTGGTGGGGTTGATTGTCATCATCCTGCTCTCCAAGACCTATGCCAAGCGAGAGGATGTCACCGGCCTGGCCGCCAGGGTGGCCAGGGTCGAGCAGCAACTTTCGGATCTGCCGACCGAGAAGGAGTTGCACACCCTGCAACTGGAGATAAGCGAATTGCGTGGCGAGCTGCGGGCACTGGCGCCGGAGCTGCGCCAGGCTCGCCGCCTGGCAGACCTGCTGCTGGAAAATGAACTCAAGGAGAGACCATGAGCATTCAAGGAATATTGGACGCCCAGCAACGCCTGGTGATCTTGCGATCCTTGCTCGATATCGGCGGGGCCGCCAACGAGTCGATCCTCAATGACTGCCTAGACCAGCTGGGTACCGGCCGGGTGTCCCGGGATCGGGTCAAGACCCTGCTGGCCTGGCTGGATGAGCAGGGGCTGGTGCGCATCGAACGCCTTGCCCAGGTGCAGGTGGCTCACCTGACCGGCCGGGGTCAGGACGTGGCCGAGGGGCGATCCAGCGTGCCTGGCGTCAAGAAGCCCAGGGCGGAGGATTGAGGGAGGATGACCATGGCCGAGAAACCGACCCGGGGCAGGGCCAGCAAGGTGTGGCTGCTGCCCGAAGCTATCCGCAACGCCCTCAACGAGATGTTGCGCGACAAGGCGAACAGCCAGGCCGCCATCCTGGACGAGATCAATGGTCTTATCGAGGGCGCAGGGTTACCCGATGATCTCAAGCTCTCCCGCTCAGGGCTCAGCCGCCACGCGAGCCAGGTGGAGCTGGTTGGCCAGCACCTGCGGGATTTGCGGGAGACCACGGCGGCACTGACCTCCCAGCTCGGTGACAAGCCGATGGGGGAGACCACCAAGCTCATCCTGGAACTCGGCCGCTCCCAGTTGTTCAAGGCGATGCTGGCCCAGGTGCAGAACCCGGAGGAGGCGGTGGATATCGACATGCTGAAAAACGCCATGTTGGCGGCCCAGCGCCTCGAATCCACCGCCATGCAATCGCATCGCCGGGAGAAAGAGATCCGCCAGGCCTTTGCCGAGGAGGTGGCCGCCAAGACGGAGGCCATCGTCACCCAGGCGGGCTTGAGCGGTGAAGCCGCCGCCGAGATACGGCGCGAAATCCTGGGGATTGCCTGATGACCACGATCGTACAGACCTCTATCGCCCAGCAGTTGGCCCAGACCCTCGGTACTGAATACAGCCCCGACGAGGTGCTGCTGCCGTACCAGAAGATTTGGATAGCTGACGAGAGCCCGCTCAAGATCGCCGAGAAGAGCCGTCGTACCGGGATCACCTGGGCGGAGGCGGCCGACGCCACGCTCACCGCTTCCAAATCCAAGCCAGCTGGCGGTTGCCACCACTTTTATGTGGGCAGCAACAAGGAGATGGCCCGGGAGTTTATCGATGCGGTGGCGATGTGGGCCAAGGCGTACAACAAGGCAGCCGGTGAGATCCAGGAGGAGGTGTTCACCGACGACGAGGACAAGGCGATCCTCACCTTCGTGGTCTATTTCGCCTCGGGCTTCAAGGTGCAGGCGCTCTCCAGCAACCCCTCCAACCTGCGGGGGATGCAGGGCAATGTGACCATCGATGAGGCCGCCTTCCACGACAGACTGGCCGAGGTGCTGAAAGCGGCGCTGGCGCTGACCATGTGGGGGGCCAAGGTACGCCTTATCAGCACTCACAACGGCGTCGATAACCTGTTCAACCAGCTCATCAACGACAGCCGAGCGGGCAAGAAACGCTACTCCATCCACACCATCACACTCGATGACGCCTGCCGCCAAGGGCTCTATCGCCGCATTTGCCAGGTCAAAGGTATGTCCTGGTCCCAAGAGGCAGAAGATGCCTGGAAGGCGGGCCTCCTCAAAGACACCGCCACCGAAGAGGATGCGCTGGAGGAGTATTTCTGCGTGCCCAAGCAGAGCAGCGGCGTTTATATCAAGCGAACCCTGATCGAGCGAGCCATGCAGCCGGAGATCCCCATCCTGCGCTTCACAGCCCCCAAGGACTTCGAGCTGCAAAGCGAGGAGACCCGCAAGGCGGTGGCGGAGATCTGGTGTGAGGAGAACCTCAAGCCCTGTCTGGAAGCGCTCGATCGCAATTGCCGTCATGTACTGGGGGAGGACTTCGCCCGCAAGGGGGATCTCTCGGTGTTTGTTCCGCTATCCATCGCGACCAGCCTGCGCAAGACCGTGCCCTTCGTGGTGGAGCTGGTCAACGCTCCCTATGAGACCCAGCGCCAAATTCTGTTCTACCTGCTGCAGGGGCTACACCGCTTCACGGCGGCCGCCTTCGATGCCACCGGTAACGGCGGTTATCTGGCAGAAGCTGCTCGGCTGCGCTGGGGCGCCAGCATGATCGAGTGCGTGATGCTCAATGACCCCTGGTACCGGGAGTGGATGCCCAAGCTCAAGGCTGAGTTCGAGGACGACAACCTGGTGATCCCGCGCCATGCAGACGTGCAGGACGACCTCGGCAAAATCCAGGTCATCAACGGCATTCCCAAGATCGACAAGGGCAAGAACACCGGCCAGGGCGGCCAGCAGCGCCACGGCGACTTTGCCGTGGCCTTGGCCATGGCCGTGCGGGCCAGCTGGATGGAGGGGGGCGCCATCGAGTTCACCCCCTTACCTGGTAAACATGATTCAGAGCGCAACGACGACTATCACCGATATGAGAGAGGGGGTTGGTAATGGCCGGGATCATCGACATTCATGGCAACTCGCTGCGCCTGCAATCGGCGCCGCAGACCGAGAACGACGCCAAGCTGGCCCAGCTGCGCCGTCACTACAGCGAACACCCCACGGTGGGGCTCACCCCGGGCAAGGCGGCCGCTGCGCTCAAAGAGGCGGAGGAGGGGAGCCTCATCGCCCAGTGCGAGCTGGCCGAAGACATGGAGGAGAAAGACGCCCACCTGCAGAGCGAGCTCGGCAAGCGGCGCCGCTCCCTGCTCGGGGTAAGCTGGACCATAGAGCCGCCTCGCAATGCCACCCCCGCCGAGCAGCGCGACTGCGAGATGATCCGCGAGCTGCTGGAGGACTTCACCTGGTTGGACGACGCTATCTTTGATGCCACCGATGCGGTGCTCAAGGGATTCAGTGCCCAGGAGTTCAGCGGCTGGGAGATGGTGGAGGGGCTGCAGCTCCCCACCGGCATCGTCTGGCGCGATCCGGCCTGGTTCCAGACCCACCCGGATGACTGGAACCAGTTGCGATTGCGGGACGGAAGCCGGGAGGGGGCGGCCCTCAACCCGTTCGGCTGGGTCATGCACAAGGCCAAGTCGAAGTCGGGGTATCTGGCCCGCACCGGCCTTATCCGCACCCTGGTCTGGCCCTTCCTGTTCAAGAACTACAGCGTGCGGGATCTGGCCGAGTTCCTGGAGATCTACGGCCTGCCGGTGCGTCTGGGCAAATACCCGGAAGGGGCGACCGAGAAGGAGAAATCCACCTTGCTGCAGGCGGTACTCTCCATCGGCCATAACGCCGGCGGCATCATCCCCCGGGGGATGGAGATCGAGTTCCAGAATGCGGCGAGCGGTCAGGCCGATCCCTTCGTGGTGATGATGGACTGGTGCGAACGCTCCATGAGCAAGGCCATCCTGGGGGGCACCTTGACCAGTCAGGCAGACGGCAAGAGCTCGACCCATGCGCTCGGCAACGTCCACAACGAGGTGCGCCAGGAGGTGCGGGATGCAGACCTTCGCCAGCTCGCCGCGACCCTGACCCGGGATCTGGTCTATCCGCTGTTTGCCCTGAACGGCAAGAGCTTCCAGGGGCCGCGCCGCTGCCCGCGCCTGGAGTTTGACGTGACCGAACCGGAGGACATGCAGAACCTGGCTGGCCCACTGCGTACTCTGGTGGGAATCGGCATGCAGATCCCGGCGCAGTGGGTGCGCGACAAGCTGCAGATCCCGGTGCCCAAGGAAGGGGAAGAGGTGCTGGCCATCGTCGATCAGCAGGCAGGGGCCGGGGAGGTGGTACTCAAGGCTGGGATCCCCGCCCAAAGAGTGGGCGTGGCCACGCTGGCGGCGGAGCGTCAGCCGCTGGACAAGGCCGACCGTTTGACTGCACGGCTCAGTGCCGCAGGTGAAGATGTACTGGCAGGCTGGGCGGATGAGATAGAGCAACTACTGGGGGAGGTGGACTCCCTGGAGGAGTTTCGGGACCGGTTGCTGGAGCGTTATCGCAAGTTGCCAACCGATGAGCTGGCCATGTTGATGCAACGTGCGATGGTGGCCGCCGAACTGGCCGGCATGGCAGATGTGGGTCTGCCCGGGGAGGCGTGATGGCAAAGAGCACCAAGCGTAGCCGGCAGAGCTTGGGCCCCTTCATGAAGGGGCCAGAGGGGCCGATGGATGCCCGCTCTGGCAGCCAGTATTTCCAGCAGGCGATCGACTTTTTCCGGGACAAATTCAATGTCAAAGGGGAGTACTGGGATGCGCTCTGGCGTGGGCAACATGCCACGGCTTTCACGGTGGCCGGCGCCATGAAGGACGACCTGCTCTGTGACTTGCGCAAGAGCGTGGACAAGGCCATCGCCGAGGGGATGAGCCTTCGGGATTTTCGCGACGACTTCAAGTCTATCGTGGCCAAACACGGCTGGACCGGTTTCACCGGTGAGGGCAGTGAGGCCGGCCTGGCCTGGCGAGCCAAGGTGATCTACGACACCAACATGCGCCAGGCCTATAACGCCGGGCGCTGGCAGCAGTTGCAGCAGTTCCCGGTCTGGGTCTATCGCCACGGTGACAGCCGCAGCCCCCGCCCGGAGCACCTGTCCTGGAACGGGGTCACGCTTTCCAGGGACGACCCCTGGTGGCAGACCCACTTCCCCCAGAACGGCTGGGGCTGCAAGTGCCGGGTCGAGGGTTATTCCAAGGTCAGGGCCAAGCTGAACGGGATCGAGGTGGGCGAGGCGCCTGACGATGGTCACTATGAGTACCTGAACAAGAAGACCGGCGAAGTGTCGCAGGTACCCAAGGGGATCGACCCCGGCTTTGACTACTCGGTGGGGGAGGCCAAGTTTGGCCGGCGCTTGGCCGCGGAGGAGTTCGCCCAGTGGCAAGGTGAGCAGGGCAATGCCTGGCAGAGCCTGACCCCGGGGAACTGGAAGAGTGCCGGACGCCCGGAACGGCTGGTGCCCAGGGGGCTCCCCCAGCCACTGCAACAACCGGTTGACCAGGCGGGGGTGATAGCGGCGGTACGCTCCGCGCTGGGGGGCAATGAGGCGCTGATCACCACGCCGGTAGGGACGGTGTTGGTGGATGCCGCAGTGCTGGGCCAGCATATTGCACCAGAGCGCACGGCCTATCTGCCTTTGTTGAGGGACGCGCTGATGAACCCGCAGGAGATCTGGCAGAGCTTCGAGCAGCATACCGGGACGGGCAAGGTGGTGCTGCGTACCCGCTTTATCACGCTCTACCAGGTCAGAAAGGGTCATGCCGTGTTGGTGGCGTTCAATGCGGTGCGCGGTGTGCTCACCGCATGGACGCTGATTGGGACGTCAGACTTGAAGTATGTGGGCAGGCAGCGGGTGGGGCAGTTGATCCACATCGAGGATAAGGCCCTCACTCCCTGACCGCCGGGCGGGCTCTCCTGCTCGGGTATGGCGGCGGTCCGCACCCGTCTCGGATCGGGTTCAGTATGACGGTAACAGGATAAAGGAGGCAACATGGCAGGGGCATTCCTCACCATCACCCCATCAGGCTATGAGCCGGTGCTCGAACAGCTGCAGCGGTATTACGAGAAGAGCGGTGATCTGCGTCCGGTGCTGGCCGATATCGGAGAAATGTTGCTGACCAGCCATCGTGAGCGCTGGCAGGACGAGCAGGCCCCCGATGGTACCCCTTGGCTGCCCCTGTCAGAGGAGACCATCGAGCGTAAAGGGCACGACTTGATCCTGCGCGAGCATGACTACCTGCGGGACATGCTCAACTACCAGGTCGATCCGCTGGCGCTCTACTTCGGCACCCCGGAGGAATATGGCGAATACCACCAGTTTGGGATGGGGGTACCGGAGCGGGCCTGGTTGGGGGCATCGTCCGCCGATCAGCAACAGGTGCTCGACTTGGTGGGGGCCTATCTGGAGGGGGAAGAGTCATAACTCGCTCAGACGCCCCAGAATGCGTTTGCGGAGGCAGGGCCGGTGCGATGGCATGGCCCGACCGCTCTTCGCACAGCAAAACGGTGTTTAAACACCCTTAAACAGTGCCGGCACCCCCTGCTGTTGCAGTAACCCACCATAAACCCCACCTCAAGCTCCCCTCCCTGACACTGGCGCAGTGATTTTTTGCTGTGACCAGCCGGAGTGAGAGTGATGCCCCCATCTGCGATTGCCGTAGCCATCTTGAATGCCAGACCCACCACCCTGGGGCTGGCCGTGCTCGATGCGCAGCTTACCCAGCAGGATGACGGTTGGTATCAACTGCTGCCGGTCGGCCCGTTCAAGGCCAGGGATGGCCGCCCCTTCGATGTGCCTGGCGGCCACTGGCAGCTGGACAAGACCATCGCCACCACCCTGATCAACCGGGCCAAGGCGCTCGGCCAGGACATCCTCATCGACTACGACCACCAGACCCTCAATGTCGAAAAGACGGGCAAGGAGGCCCCGGCCGCCGGTTGGTACAACGGCGACGAAATCGAGTGGCGCGAGGGCCAGGGCCTCTTTATCAAGCCCCGCTGGACCGAGCGGGCCGCCGCCCTGGTCGCGGCCAAAGAGTATCGCTTCCTCTCTGCCGTCTTCCCCTATGACGCCCAGGGCCGCCCCCTGGAGCTGCGCATGACCGCCATCACCAACGATCCCGGGGTGGTGGGCATGCAGGCGCTGGCGGCCTTGAGTGCACAACTGATCCAACCCGGCCAGCCGGCCACCCTCACCAAGGAGAACTCCATGAATGAACTGCTGAAAAAGCTGCTGGCCAAGCTCGGCATCGAGCTGACCGGTGACCCGACCGACGAGCAACTGCAGAAGGCGCTCACCGAGCTTGACAGCCTGCAGGCCAGTGCCAAGAAGGCACCGGAGCTGGAGGCCGCGCTCTCGGCCGAAAAGGCCTCGCTGGCCGCGCTCAAGGCGCAGCCGGGTGGCCAGGTTGACCTGGCGCAATACGTGCCGGTGGCGACCTATAACGCCCTGGTCGCCCAGGTGGCGGCCCTGACCGCCCAGGTGGACACCACCGACGCCGCGACCCTCATCAAGGAGGCCCGCACCGCAGGCAAGGTGGTGGCGGCCGAAGAGGAGTACCTGACCGCCTTCGCCGCCCAGAAGGGGGTGGCCGCCCTCAAAGCCCTGCTGGACCCGCGTCCGGCCATCGCCGCGCTCACGGCGAGCCAGACCGCCGCCGTCACCCTGCCGGAGAAGAAGGGCGAGGCCGTGCTCTCGGCCGAGGACAAGTACGCCGCCGACCAGCTCGGCATCAGCCACGAGGACTTTGCCAAGGCCAAGGCCTGAGCAAGCCCCGTTTCACGCGAAGGCAGTTCCGTTTAACCAGAGAAGGAATAGACCATGGCCATGATTACACCCGCGCTGCTGCAGTCCCTCTTCACCGGCTTCAAGAAGAACTTTGAAGACGCCAAGAGTGAGGCGCCGAGTCAGTACACCAAGATCGCCACCGTGATCAAATCGACCACCAAGTCCAACACCTATGGCTGGCTCGGCAAGTTCCCGTCCCTGCGCAAGTGGATCGGGGATCGGGTGATCGAGTCGATGAAGGCGCACGGTTACCAGATCGTCAACGAAGACTTCGAAGCCACCGTGGGGGTCGATCGCAACGATATCGAGGACGACGAGCTGGGTATCTATGCCCCGCTGTTCGCCGAGATGGGGCGCTCGGCCGGGGTGCATCCCGACGAGCTCTGCTTCGGCCTGCTGGGGGCTGGCTTTACCACGCCCTGCTACGACGGCCAGTATTTCTTCGACACAGACCACCCGGTCTACCCCAAGGCCGATGGCACCGGTTCCCCGACGATGGTGGCCAACCTGGTGGTGGATGGCGCCTATACCGGCGAGGCCTGGTATCTGCTCGATACCAGCCGCGCCCTCAAGCCCGTGATCTTCCAGGATCGCAAGTCGCCGCAGCTGATCGCCATGACCAAGGTCGATGACGAGGCGGTGTTCACCCGCAAGGAGTTCCGCTACGGGGTGGATTGCCGCGATGCTGCCGGCTTTGGCTTCTGGCAGCTGGCGTTCGCCAACAAGCGGGCGCTGACTCCCGACAACCTGTGGGATGCCTTCAGCCGGATGCGGGAGTTCCAGGCGGACGGTGGCCGCAAGCTCGGCATCAAGCCGACCCTGTTGGTGGTGCCGGCGTCGCTTGAGAAGCTGGCGACCCAGATGCTGGAGCGCGAGCTCTCCGAGAGCTCCAGCAACGAGCTCAAGGGCAAGCTGGAACTGGTGGTGGCTGACTACCTGTAAGCGCTGTTTAACGGCGGGGTTAAACGAGCGCAGTGCGGGCGTTTAACCCCCGTTTAAACCGGATCCTGGATGGAACGAGACAGAGGGAAACATGAGATGGAACACGAGATGGAACAGGCTATTCGAGTTGGCATCACATCAACAGTTCGTCAGCTCTATTATCGCGCGGGCCTGGCGATTGCACCTGGTAAGTCTGAATTGGCTGTGTCGCCTGTGCAGTGCGAGACCCTGGAGGCCGATCCGCGCCTGGTGGTCACCCGCCTGGGTCAAAACGTCGCCCTCGCGCCGGCTGATGCACCGCAGACGGACGGGGATCTGGACGCAGCAGTGGGCGGCCTGACCGGCTCGGGCTACCTGGCGGGCGTCGCCACGCTGGATGGCAAGGTCACCCCGTTGGTCGAGATGAAGGTCGATGAGCTGCGCGAACTGGCCGTGGAGATGGCGATCCCGGGCGCCGCCAGCATGAAGAAGGCCGAGCTGGCGGCTGCCATTGCGGCGACCGAGGTGCAATACCCGGTCAAGGACGAGGCTGGCGCTACCACCGAGCCGCCTGCCGACCCTGTGGCCGAGGGCGCCTGATATGTACGCCAGCGTCAGCGATATGGTGACCCGCTTTGGCGAGGCGGAGCTATTGCGCCTCGCCATGACCCCGGCCGGCGAGCTGGACAGTGCGGCCATCACCATCGCACTGCAGGACGCCGGCGCCCTGATCGACGGCTACCTGGCGGGGCGCTATCCGCTGCCACTGGCTCATGTCCCGAGCGCCCTGGTGCCCATCTGCGCCGACATTGCCCGCCACCGCCTCTATGGCGAGCAGGCGCCTGAGCAGATTGCCAAGCGTAACGAGGCGGCCCTGGCCTTCCTCAAATCGGTGGGCAAGGGGGAGCTGGCGTTGGGGCTGGCGGCCGATGGCGAGCAGGTGGAGAGCCAGAATCTGGCCCAGCTGCAGTCTGATGGTCGGGTGTTTGGCCGGGGAACTGGGGGCTTCCTATGAGTGCCCCCACGCCTGAACTCGACTACCTGGCGGCGGGGGAGCGGCTGCGCGAGCTGCTGCTGCCCTTGAAAGCCCAGGGGCTCAAGGAGGTGTTTGTGGCCACCGACATGGCGGCCGCCGCCAACCTGGCGCAGCACACCCCGGCCATCCATGTGATTTACCAGGGAGAGCGAGAGAGCGAGACCAGCCAAAGTGGGCGGCAAAGCGCGTTCGATCAGGTTTGGCTGCTGGTGTTGGTACATAGAGCCACCCCCAAGGAAGCCAGTGCCGGGGTGTGGCTGGGGCGTATGTTGCAGGCCGTGGCCGGTCGGGCCTGTGGTGACAGTGCCTTTCGGCGTGAAACCGCACCGGTCAAGCCGAGTTACAAGGGGGGGGTGGTCTATCTGCCCCTTGCCTTTAAGACGACAGTGAAATTCAAGGGAGAACGGTTATGAGTGAAACACTGCACCTGGAAGGGGATCTCTATATCGAGACCTTCACCAACAACGCCTCGAACGGGGTGATTGGCCCGGTGGACGTCAACAGCCTGGAAGTCAAACCGGACAGCGAGAAGATCAGTATCCCGAGCAAGCGCAAGCACAAGCTGGGTCAGGCGCGAGAGAGCTACTTCGTGGCCAAGCCCGCCACGGTCAACATCAAGACCAGCGAGATCCCGCCGGTGTTGCTGGCCGCCGCTTTTATGGGGCTGGAGAGCCCCATCAACCAAGGGGCGGGGACGCTGACTGAGGTGCCGGTGACCCTGCTGGCGCACCCCAAGTGGGTGAGCCTGGGCAAGACCAACCTCTCGGCCACCGGCCTGGTGGTGAAGGAGGGGGCCACCTCCTTGGTGCTCGGTACCGATTTTGAGATCAACTATGCCCTGGGGCTGCTGCGGGCCACCAAGGCGGGGGCGGTGGCAGATGGCGGCCCGGTGACCGTCAGCGCCAGCTATAACGCCATCACCGGCACCCGCATCGCCGGCAACGTGCAGCCGGAGGTGAAGGCGAAGCTGACCCTGGATGGGCGCAGCGTGATCAGTGGGGAATCCATACTGCTGACGGTACCCCGCGCCAGCTTGTCCCCCAAGAAGGCGGTGGACTTCCTCAGTGACAAGCCCATCGAGATCGAGCTGGAAGGGGAGCTGCTGGCCCTGGATGGTGAGGATGCGCCTTTCTACGTGGACCGGCCGGAGACGGTGTAAGGGGTGGATAGCAGAACGGCGGGGAGACCCGCCATTTTCCATTTTTAGCAGTGAGTGTTGGGCCCATAAAATGGATCTGGTTCAGTGTTGCACTTCACAATTGAATCCAACATTCTGTCAGTGACACAAGTTTGGTGATCAAAAGGAGTGTGCGCAGTGACAAAGTTCGAGAGTAAATTGATCAACGGTTTTTCAGCCAGTGAAGTGACTAACCTCCGGCTCAAAAAGGAAATGGGTATAACGTCGAATGCTATGGCGCAGTATATGGTCTATAAAACCAAGCTTGACGGAAAAACCTACTATTGCTGCTGGTCTGGAGGGAGGCTTGTTGATGGTGATGCTAGCTTGACTCAAGTCGGTCGGGCAGCGCTTGAAACACTCATCAGTCTCCCTGTGGGAAATGATACTTTGGTACTGCAAGAACTCCGGGTAGGCCAGACTGAATTGCGAGACAAGGTAAAAGCTACTTTTCGTAAGTTGCCATCAGGTTCGAAGGTATGTTTCTTCGGAGATATGGCTGGGGAGTTAGATGGGAAAATGCACCAAGCATTTAATGTCACTGGCACTATTGACATCAGTGAATAGCAGAGTTGCTTGATTGAAATATTTGTTGTACGCCTGTGAAACATACAGTAATTCACAATAAATCCTCCTAATTTGCCATCCCTTTACCATGGGGCATATCTGAATCTCTCAGGAATGCCCTATGTCCACCTCTTCCACCCTCAAACTCGCCCTGGAGCTGGCGGCCAAGGTCACCGGCCGCGAGGATCTGGCCGCGCTGGCGGGGCAGGTGGAGGAACTGGGGCCCCTCTCGACCGAGACCGCCGCCGAGACCGAGCGCCTGGCGCAAACCCTGGAAACCCTGACTCAGCAGCGTGACCTGATCGCCCAGTTCGAGGCCAGTGGCCGCGCCCTGACCCAGCTCGAATTGGCCACTGTGCTCTCCCGTGACCGCTTGGCCGAACTGCGCCGCGAGCAGCAGGGGGCGGCGGGTAGCGCTCGCCAGCTCACCGACCAGGAACGGCTGCTGGCCTCCGAGGTCAAGCAACTGGAGCGCCAACTTGTCGCCCAGGCAGCCAGCCATAGTCGCCTGCATGCAGGTCTCTCCCAAGCCGGGCTCGATACCCGCAACCTTGCCCAAGAACAAAACAGACTGCAGCGCGAACTGCGCGAGAGCGCGGCCCAGACCGAACGGCTGGGGCGTTCCCTGGTGCAGGGAGCGCAAGGCGCTGGCGGCTTCCAGGGAGCCATAGGTAGCCTGACCGGCCGCCTGGTGGCCATGGCCGGTACCTGGTTCGGTATCCAGACCCTCACCACCCAACTGATGGCCATGTTCCAAACTGGCGATCAGGCCGAGCGGCTCAGTGTGCAGCTCAAGGCGGTGATGGGGTCGATTGCCGGCGGCAAAGAGGCGTCTGCCTGGATCCAGGACTTCGCCAAGAACACCCCGCTGCAGCTCGACGAGGTGACCCAGGTCTTCGTGCGCCTCAAGGCCTTTGGCATCGACCCCATGAATGGCGCCATGCAGGGCATCGTCGATCAGGCCTACAAGTTGGGCGGCGGCTTCGAGGAGGTGCAGGGTATCTCCCTGGCGCTGGGCCAGGCCTGGGCCAAGCAGAAGCTGCAGGGCGAAGAGATCCTGCAATTGATAGAGCGCGGTGTGCCGGTGTGGCAGCTGCTGGAGCAGGTCACCGGCAAGAATACCGCCGAACTGCAGAAGCTCTCGGAAGCGGGAAAACTCGGCCGGGACACCATCCAGGCCCTGATGAACGAGATCGCCGCCCAGTCGAGCGGGGCAGCGGCCAACAACATGAGCCTGCTCTCGGGGCTTATCTCCAACGCCCAGGACAACCTGGCCAAGTTCTACCGCATGGTGGCGGAGAACGGGGCGCTGACCTGGCTCAAGAACCAGCTGGCCAGCCTCAACCGTGAGTTCGACCAGATGGCCCAGGATGGCCGTCTGCAGGCGTGGGCCCAGCGGCTCTCCGATGGCATCGTTGGGCTTGGGGAGTCCATCAAGGCCTTTATCCAGACCGTCTATGCCTGGCGGGATGCCCTGCTGGTGATGGCCCAGGCCTGGTATGGCCTGAAAATCGCGGGCTGGATTGCCGATCTGCGAGGCCTCTATGGCCAGTTCATCGCCCTGCCGGCGGCGACGGCCACGGCGGCGGGGGGCATGACCACGGCAGGGACGGCGGCGGCCGCCGCCTCTATCGGGGTACAAGCCCTTGGGATGGCGATCAAGGGGTTGCTGGCCGCCGTCACTGTCGAGTCGATATTCCAGATCATCCGCCTGGCCACCGCCCTCAAGGAGTGGATGCAGGCCGAGCTGGCGCTGCGAGAATCCCAGGCGTTGCGTGCGCAGACTCAGGCCCAGCTCAATGGCCAACTGGCGGCACTCTCTGCCGAGCTGGGGGTGGCCATCACCAGCATGGCAGACCTCGATCGCCTGGTCGCCGAGGGCAAGGTGCATTACGACGAGGCGACCGGCAGTTGGCGAGCGGGGGCCGCCGCCGTCCAGGCGCTCGGTACCGAGGCCAAGCAGACCCGCGACTACCTGGATGAGATCAACGCCGTCGCCAGGAAAACGGCGGCAGAGCTCCCCGCCACGCTGGGCAAGGCAGCCCAGACCCTGGGGCTGGACTTCGAGCGGGCCAATGGCCGCATCGGCGAGAGCTTCAAGGAGACCCTCGGCGCCCTGGATACCCTGGTGCAGCACAGTGGCTCCAGTTCGGCGGCCTGTGAGGAGTACCTGGCGGCGGCGTTCAACCAGGCGAAGAACAAGGCCGAGATCGATGCGGTGATCGAGCGTATGCAGGCGATGGCCAAGCAGGGTCAGCTCACCGGGGATGGCATCACCCGCTCGATGGCCATCGCTGCCGACGCCATGAGCAAGGTGAAGGGAGGCAGCGGCGATGCCAAACAGGCGGTGGCGGCGATCGGCGATGGCTTCGACACGGCGGCCGCCAAGGCCAAGAATGCCACCGATGCCATGCGCTCCGGCCTTCGCGGCGTGCAGAAAGAGGCAGAGCAGACCGGTAATGCCGTGGCCTCGGCAGGTGGTGGGGGCGGTGCGGGCGGTGGCCGGGGGGAGGTGACCCGCAGCGTGGGCGCCGGCTCGTTCTTCTACAAGACCGTGGACATCAACAACTTGCGGGGCAATGCCGATGCCCTGGCCAACACCCTCGCCGGCGTGGAAGAGGAGCTGGCCCGCTACAGCCAGAAGGTCAGGGACATCCCTGCCTATAGCGAGTGGAGCAAGTGGTACGCAGAGAAGTTCCAGAAGGAGATGGAGGCCATGCGCACCAAGCTCCAGCAGGAACTGAGCAAAGCCCAGGCCAAGGAAGCAGAGAAGGCGCAGACCACCACCTCGGCCGCCAGTCAAGCCGGGCCATCTTCCCAAACCTCGTTCACCCAGGGGCAGCCCCAGCGGATCATCATCGAGCTGAGATCAGGCTCCGCCCGGGCCGAAGTTCAGGCCGATGAGGCCAATGCTGCCGCCCTTATCAACCTCCTTAAACAGCAAGGATTGCGCTCATGAACGTCACCTTAAACGGGCTGCTCCTGCCCGATGATCTCGTTTGGCGCGACGAGTTCGATTGGTCGCCCGTCGAGCAGGTTGTCACGCCGACGCTCTCAGGCGCTCTCCTGGTCGAGGAAACGGCCACCCCGGAGGGACGCCCCATCACCCTGGTGGGCCATGCCCCCCGCACCACGGTGCTCTTGCTTAAAGCGCTGGAGGCGCAGGTGGCCCAGCTGATGACCCTCACTTTGCTCGATGGGCAGCAGCGGGAGGTGGTCTGGCGGCGGCCTGGTGTCGTGGCTACCCCCCTGATCGAGATGGCTGACCCCGAGGCGGGTGAGCCCTATGCCCTGACTCTTAACTTCACCGAGGTGATCCGATGACCATTCATTCCGGCGACATCAAACTGATGGCCAGTCAGCGGTTGACTGACACCACGGACGGCGGTGGCCGGGTGACCGGCCGCGAGATCGTGAGCGGTGAGCACAACAGCCTGTTTCCCGATGTGAGCGATCTAGACCGCGCCTATGGGGATGTCAGCCTGCGCAAGGCGTTCCTGACGGTGCAGACCGACAACACCGACACCTACTACGGCGCCAACACCACGGTGCTGCTGCCGCCGAGTGACCCCAGCGTGGGCCTGTGCCTGATGAGCACCGGGGATCACCACGATACCCGCGCCGAGGCCCGCGACGTGCTGGAGCGCTACCTGGCCAGGGGCCCGAAGTGGCGCGGCTTTCTGTACGACACCCAGTTGGAAGGGCAGCGGGCGATCCGCTTCTTCCAGCGGGTCGAGGTGCGCCTGCCGGAGGTGGGGGAGACCCTGGTGCTGGTCGGCAACGAGGGCAAGGCCGGCGAGTTCGAGCAGTACGTGCGAGTGCTGGAAGTGACCCAGCAGCTGGCCAAGTTCCAGGTGCCCAACGTGCCCGAGTTCACCCGCAACGTGGTGACCTGCAAGCTGGCGGATCCGCTGCGCTACACCTTCGAGGGGGAGCAGCCGACCCCCTATGACGTGGTGACCAACGTCAAGACCGCCCTGCGCGAGACCGTGGTGGCCGATGCGGCCAACTACTTCGCCACCACCAAGCTGGCCGAGGCGGTGAACCTGGGGGCCATGCAGGTGCGGGCCAAGACCATCTTCACCCAGCTGGTGCCGGCGGCCCGCAGTGAAACCCCGGCGGTGGACCTTACCGCCGCCGGCGAGCTGGCCAGCCTGGTGGATTCCGGCAAGGGGCTGGTCACGTTCAATACCGTGGTCAGCATCGCCCCGAGCCGGGGCCTGTTCCTCGGCACCGGCGTGAAGCCGGGCACCCTGACCATCACCATCGGCGCCGCCGTTATCACCGACAAGGGCGGCGAACTGGTGGTGGCGGGGTCGGTGATCGGGTCCATCGACTACGGCCGGGGGCAGATGGAGTTCAACGCCCAGTGCCCGAACTACGGCGCCGCGAGCAAGGCCGTCAGCTTCTGGCCGGCGGCCCGCCCGTCGCGCATCGCCGACACGGCCCAGATCGAGATCAAGGCCAACAACCGGGGCTATGCCTACACCATCACCCTGCAGCCGACCCCGGCACCGGGCACCCTGACGGTGTCGTACATGGCGCAAGGCAAATGGTACGACTTGAAAGACAACGGCCGTGGCGAGCTGTTCGGGGCGGATAGGTCCTACGGGTCCGGCGTGGTCAACCACGCCACCGGATCGGTCATGCTGACCCTGGGGGCGCTGCCGGACGTGGACACGGCGATCCTGTTCAGCTGGGCCACCCCGGTCAACTACACCAACCGCAGCGGCCAGCCCATCAGCATCAGCAAGAGCGCCTGGCAGCTGCCCCACACCGGCATCACCCCCAAGAGCCTGATCCTGACCTGGGGCGCTGGCCTGACCGCCAACGATGCGGTGGGGGATGGGCGGATCCGGGGCGACATCACCGGCACCATCAACTACGCCGAGGGCATCATCGACCTGGAGCACATCACTCTGCCGGCGCTGGGCCAGGAGTACGTGGCTCAGTACCAGTACGGCGAGCCGGTGACCGAGCGCCACATCGAGCCGGGGCGCCTCTCTACCCCCGGCCAGGTGGGGCACCTCTCCATCACCCTGGACGGGGATGGCGGCGGCGCCCACAACCTCACCCCGGGGTCGGTGCGTGTCAAATTCAACGCGCTCTACGCCATCGTGGCAGCGTCTGAGCGGATCCTCTCCATCGAGAAGAAGGACCCCATCATCACGCTGCAGGACGATGGCCAGGGCAACCTGATGGACGCCAGCGGCAACGTGCTGGGGGCCATCGACTACAACGCCGGCACCCTGCATTTCATGCCGGACGGCACCGCCCTGCTGCCCGAACCCACCTATGCCTGGGTGCCGGCGGGCAGCCACCAGGATCCGGTGACAGGCACCTGGTATACCGACATGCGCTGGACCCTGACCGGGATCCAGTACGTCAACACCGCCTACACCTTCCCCGATGGCGAGGGGGGCTGGGTCGATGTGACCTACCGCAACAACAACAGCGCCCTGGCCCAGAATGCCACCCTGACCGCCCAGGCGCTGCGCATCGACGTGACCCCGGGATTCTCCGAGGCGATCCTGGAGGGATCGATGCGCTTCACCCTGGGCGGGTCCACCTACGTGGACCGGCAAGGGCTGCTCTACCGCGACCCGGATCCGGCGACCGGCGCCGGCATCCAGGCGGGCACCATCGACTACAGCAACGGGCTGGCGGTGCTGGCCGACTGGGCGGCGGGGCAGGGGGCCCAGCCGTCGCTGCAGTCCCTGGCCACCTCGTTCAATGTCCAGTCGGTGGATATGGTGACCTTCCGCACCCCGGGCGCCCCCGTGGCCCCGGGCAGCCTCTACATCAGCGCCAACACCGCCACCGGTCGGCGCATCGAGGCGACGGCGGATGGGGACGGCTATTTCACCACCGCCGACATGGATGGCCGGGTGAACTACCAGACCGGCGTGGTGACGGCGCGCTTTGGCCGCAAGGTAACGGCCGCCGGCAACGAGGCCGAGCCCTGGTATGACGCCGAACTGGTGGGGGAGGACGGCAAGATCTGGCGGCCGATCAGCGTGGTGGCCGACACCATCCGGTTCAACTGCGTGGTGTTCAGCTATCTGCCGCTCAATGCCGATCTCATCGGGCTGGATCCGGTGCGGCTGCCGTCAGACGGCCGGGTGCCTTTCATCCGCAAGGGCTACATCGTGGTGATCCACAGTACCCGCAAGGCGGCGTTCCCCATGGGGGTGTCGGCGGGGCAGCAGCTCAACACCGGTCGGGTGCGGCTGGCCTACGCCCATGTGGAGGACAAGGACGGCAAGCAGCTGGCCACGTCGCTCTACAGCGTCAACCTCGACAGCGGCGTGGTGACGCTGGCCAACCCGCTGAGCCTGACCGGCTACGCCGAACCCCTCTACGTGGTGCATCGCGTCGAGGACATGAGCCTGGTCACTGACGTGGAGATCTCGGGCCGCCTGCAGTTGGCCAGGCCCCTGTCCCACGACTACGACCCCGCCGACACCCTGGTGTCGAGCGCGCTCATCATCGGCGACTTGTGGGCGCGTTATACCGGCCTGTTCGATCAGAAAAGCTGGACCAATGTCTGGTCTGACTACCTCATCGGCGACCAGTCCACGGCGCAATACAACGACACCGACTACCCGATCCAGGTCACCAACCGCGCCACCCTGCAGGAGCGCTGGGCCATCATCTTCCAGACCAGCACCACCTTTGTCCTGGTCGGGGAGCATGTGGGCCAGATCGCGGTGGGGGATGTGAACACCGACCTGGCCCCCATCAACCCCAACAACGGCCAGCCCTATTTTCGGCTGGATCACCGTGGCTGGGGGGCAGGCTGGTCGAGTGGCAACGTGCTGCGCTTCACCACCCAGGCGGCGGCGTACCCGCTCTGGGTGATCCGCACCATCCTGCAGTCGGTGGCGGCGCAGGAGACCGACAAGTTCGAGCTGCAGCTGCGCGGCAACGTCAACCGTTAACCGGGTGGGGCAATCTGCCCCACCCTGATTAATCCAACTGGAGACCACCATGGCTACTTTTCCCGTGAAATGGTACGCAAGCGACATGCAAGGCGCCCCGAGTCTGGGCGATACCGCAGATGGCGCCCTGGCCGCGCTGCTCAAGGCGGTGCTGGTCACCGGCTTTGGCACCCTGACGATTAACGCCCTGTCGTTTGATGCCGCCAAGGGGTGGGCGGTGGCCACCTTTAGCGGCGGCCATGCCTATCTGCAAGATTCAGTTATCCAGGTCGATGGGGTATCGCCTGCCGCCTACAACGGCGAGCATCGGGTGATGCAGGTCAGCACCAACCAAGTATGGTTTGAGCTGGATAATGGCAACCCTGGCGCCCCAGGCACGGGCGCAGCCATGACCATGAAGGTGGCGCCGCTGGGCTGGACGATCACCCACGAAAGCGGGGACGGTAAGGTGTTTATTGTACGCCCCGCCAACGTCAGCGAGTCGGGGAACGTATCGTTTCGGATTGATAACACGGCCTTTACCGGATGGACAGGGACATATAGCAGCTCAACTCAATATCTGGCCAAAATAGCCATGGTTGAGGATGTGGTGGATATCAACACCTACACCACCATATACGAGCACCGTTGGCCCGCGACCCAGCGATATGCATCCAAAGTCTGGGATCTGATTGGTGATCAGCAGTTGTTTTACTGGTTGCCAGCTATTAGCAACTACAACTATCAAACCGTCTATTGCGCTGGCTATATCCGTTCTATCAGACCTGGCGATCGTTATCATGCGGTAATTTGTCACTACGCCACCACCAACGCCGCCGATCCGAATGCAGCTTGGTCAAACAGGGATATGAACAGCCCCAATAACTTGGGTACGTCACTCACCACCTTTGACCAGACAGGACAGCGAGCCATCGCCCGCCCCTATCACCAGCTGTTTGGTACAACCTCCTGGTGGTTAAAAGGGGTATTTGGCCGATTTGGGACTGGTTTACCGATCCCCAATGGCCCTGATAATGGATTCTACTTCTCTACCGACCCCTGCATGGTGCTGGAAAACGGCAGCCATCTGCGCGGTTATATGCCAGGGTTGATCGTTCCGTTTGCTGATGCCACTGCCTGGCACCGTAAAAACTTTGGCGACCTGCCCGCTTTGCCTGGCAAAAAGGCCCGCTTTATTCGTGGCCTGTATCAGTCAAACGTCTACACCACCGATCCGCGTTCACTGATTGGGTTTGATATCACCGGCCCCTGGAGGTAGTAATGTTTTTGCCAACAGCTGGCTATCTGATGGTGTCTATAGCCAACACGCGAGTTTACACGCCGTCACTTGATGTAAGCGCCACCGATGATCCAGGTTGGCCAGATAACTTTGCCCAGACCCAAGGTATTGGCTCATTCAGATATACGTTAAATACATCTGGTGCAGCTGATACCGGTTTGTGGGATGGTGCGCTAATTCCATTTCGCCCTTTGGGGTTCACCTTCTATCTGCGTGGCTGGTGCAACTGGTGGATGGGCGATGATGTCAGCATGGATTGGGAGTTTTTTGACAGTAGCAACAATGTGGTCGCCGCTTTGCGTATTAGAAAGGATGGCGAGCTAAGAAGTGGCTTATGGTATGGCCCATCGCTTAACTCGCTCACCAAAACAGCCCAGCGCGGTGCTTATCCCAATACATCCGGGGATGTAAAAATAAATGCTGACGGGATTGTGTTTACCCATCAGACATTAACGGATGGCGAGAACCAATCCTTTTCATTCCCCTGCAATATGGCGAGCGTAGTGGCAATGCGCTTCACCAATTTACGGGGAAAATCAACCTATACAACAGCAGGAAGTCCAGTAGGTGGATGCCACTTAAAAATAAAAGTGGCGCCGCCAGTACCTGATGGTGAATTGGCTGGGATAACGACCGAGCAATTCAACGCCCTTAACTACCCGGTTGTTTTGCCAGCAGGCGCGGCCATCACCCATCAAACAGGGGTAGGGGTAACAGCAACAGGGTCTGCCCCGGCCTACCTTGGTGCTAGTGGGGTTTTACCTGGGCAAACAGGGGTATGGCTTGATGGCGCAGCGGTTCTAGCCAGACTGACCTACTTGAATGGCGTGGCCAGCCTGACCGTGCAGGGTGAAACGGTATCGGCGGTCACAGATGCGCCATTTCTCTACATGACGGTGTTAAATACCCAATTACTGGTCTGTAGTGGCGACAAGGTTATTTTGCGCTCGCCAAAATTTGGCACCACCGCTCTGGGTGATTCATACGTTGAGATTGCCCCTGGTCAATCTGTGGCAAGGATCATCACCTCGTTTAACTTCATCCTCCCACAACTGGCGGTGTTAGCGCTCAGGATCCCCTGCACGGCCATCCCTGCCAACCAGGAGCCACGGAGCCAGTTCCAGCCGCAAGATGTGGCCTGGCGCGGCACACCGCCGATGTATGCGGGGCCGGTCAATCTAAGGCAACAGACCCAGTACCCACTCTGCAAGGGGCGGGATTACTACTGGATCCGCGATGGGGTGCGCAATGTGGAACAGGGCTATATCGAGAGCACGGTGACCATCAACGGGGTGGGGGTGCGGCGCCGGGTGCTCTGCTTTACCCAGGATGGCGAACTGGTTGGCGAGACCTACAGCCGCGCATCGGATGGGGTCTATCGGTTCGATCTGCTGTGGCTGAACAAGCGTTATATGCTGGTCGCCCAGGACGATCCGGCGTTCGGCCCCGCCGATTACAACGCCGTGGCGGCCGACTACCAGCTCCCCACCCCCTATGCCCCCGGTGAGGGGGTCGGCCTGGCCTGATAGGGCCGTACCAGGAGGTACTATGTTCACGTATGCAGATGCCCTGCGCACCAGCCGCGCCCAGCTGCTGGCCAGTGCCATCGACCAGGGCAGCGCGGGGCCCGCGACCCTCAAGATCTACACCGGCACCCGCCCCGCCCCGGGGGCGGCCGTCACCAGCCAGGTGCTCTTGGTGACGCTGCAGTTCACCTACCCTTGCGCCCAGAGCGTGACGGGCGGGGTGCTGACGCTCAAGCCCCTGGCCGAGCAGATGGTCACCGCCAGCGGGGTCCAGTCCTGGGGGCGCATCGCCAACCGGGACGGGGGCTTTGTGGCGGATCTCGACGTGGGGCCACCGGAGAGCGGTGCCGACATCGAGATCCCCGCCAGTGAGCTGTTCACCGGCGCCATGGTGCGCATCAACGACGCCATCTTTACCGAACCCTAACCGCTCCCCGTGAGCCACGAGGTCAGCATGGCCAGAACCGACGCCCGGCTGGAGTTGCAGAAGGCCCGCAAGGCCACCGCCGCGCTGGAGCTGAACCCGCTCCAGGTGCAGCGCTATGCGGCCGTGCTGCGGGGCACCAGTCTGCCGCCCAGCCTGACCTGCTCCCCGGGCCTGGTGCTGCCGAGCGCACTGCAGGGGACGGGGCCAGAGACCCAAGCCAGCCTGGTGGTGACGCCGGTTTACCCCGCAGCCATGCTGGCCACGGCCCCGCAGCCGGTGGTCGAGATCGGCGCCGCCGTGGTCATTGAGGCGACCCTGGCCAGCACGGCCCGCCCCCTGCTGCCTGCCATCGAGGCCGGCCACGACATCAACGTGTTTCGGGGGCCGAGCCACACCAGCGCCGACCATTTCGAGCGGGCCGGCTTGGTGACCCGGGCGGTGCAAAGCGACTGGCAGCAGCCAGCCCTCGTTTCTGCCCCCTGTCAGAACCATTGGCAAGAGGCCAGCCCCTTGCAGGCCGAGTGGGCCGGTCTGGCCGAACAGCTGCCCCGGGAGGATGGCACCGTGCGGGTGCCGTTCGACGAGGGGATGGCCCTCGGCGCAAGCAACGGCCATGGCTTCGACAGCCTGCCACCCGGCCATGCCGTGACCCGCTCGCTCTGGGTCGAGGGGGCGCCGGTGGGGCGCTGGCAGGTGAGCGGGTTTCGCAACCCCCCGCGCCAGGACAAGGAGTGGCAAGCCGACCGCTGGCAGGAGGCCACCCCGCTCGGTTTCACCCTGGGCGGCCAGCGCTGGCAGCTCGGCCTGCAGCTGCACAAGGGCTGGCTGTCGCGCTGGGAGGAGGCGATGCAGCCCCCCTGGGGGACCAGTCCGCCGCCCAAGCCGCCCATCAAGCCGGAGCGGCCAGATAAACGTACCAAGGCGCTGGTGTTTGGCCGACCCCGGGGGGATGCCTCCTTGGAGTTTGTTTGGTTCGGGCAGGCCCATATCGTTATTCCAACCCGGAGGGTTTACCTGGTGAGCAACGCAGCAAGCATTGTGCGAGTCAGGGATGGGACAGACATTCCCGCCACCTCGCTGAGCATTGAGCTCGATACCGACTCCTGGGCTTGGCAGTTCACGGCCCAGATCCCGCGCATTGCGGCAGCAGAAATGACGGACGAGGAGGAGGTGAGCATCCATGTCAACGGTCAGCAGTGGGACTGCGTGTGTGATGGCTGGCAGTCGAGCCAGAGCTTTGCCCGCGAGTCGGCCACCCTCACCGGGCGCTCTCGCACCGCCTACCTGTCGCCGACCCATGTATTGGCGCAATCGGTGAGCGAGAGCGCGGCGGCCACCATGGCCCAGTTGGCGGAGGCCCTGCTGCCGTTCGGCTGGACCCTGGACTGGCAGGCGCCGGATTGGCTGGTACCTGGCGGCTTCTTCAGCCTGGACAATCAGACTCCCATCGAGGCGATCAAGTACCTGGCCGAGGCGGCGGGTGGGTTCGTGCTGCCGCACCAGCGCGATCGGCACCTGATCATCAAGCCGCGTTATCCGACCGTGCCCTGGCAACTCGACGGAGCGCTGGCCGACGTGGCCATCCCCCGCGCCATCATCACGACGCTGGGCAGCGACTTCCAACCGGGGCAGGCGGCGAACGGCATCTATGTCAGCGGTGGTCATCAGGGCATCAGTGCCCGGGTGCTGCGCCAAGGCACGGGAGGGGAGCGACAGGCACCGGCCATCACTCACCCGCTGGTGTGCGATGTGGTGGCGGCCCGTGCCCAGGGTGTGTTGGGGCTGGCCAAGACCATGCCAAGGCGCACCCAGACCATCCAGCTGCCGTTGTCTGCCGATACGGGTCTCATCCTGCCCGGGGCGTTGCTCGCGGTGGATGGCTGGAAGGGCTTTAACCGAGGCGTCAGGGTCGCGGTTGAATTGCAGGGCCGGGCCATGACGGTACGCCAGCAACTGAGTGTGGAGCGATTTGTATGAACCTGTTCAAGCAGTTCCAGTCGCTGATCCCCGGTGCCGACCCGTTGCTGGTCGGTACCGTCAGCGCAACGACGGGTACCAGTACCACGCTGGAGACGCCAGGCGGGGGCGTGGTGATCGTGCGAGGGGGAGGGGTGGCCATCGGCCAGAAGGCGTTTTATCAGGGAGGCGCCATCATTGGGCCCGCACCTGATTTACCAACCTATGAAATCGAGGTTTAA